AACTCACCGTTGCCTTTGTTGACCACCCACCAGCCACCAACTTCTTTTCCTGCGGCCTTAGAGTAACCAACTAATTGTGGGATATAACCGAAGCCATCACCCTTCTGTAAAGATTCGAATGAGTCAAACTTATTCTGGTATGACCAAGGTGACGCAGACTTAACATCATCTATCTTGCCATCCATTTCCATGTCGTACTCACCGTTGATCTCCTGTCCATCAGGTAGCTTGAGTGTGACAGTATCATTGTCTTTGAACTCAGCACCTGCTGCACGTAGTAGTCCTTTGAACACAGCCTCAACAATATCACCAAGGATCATGTTCATCAGGAAGTGTGGAGGTAATGGTATCTTATCTTCAGGGTCATTCTTCTCAAACCACAACTGGCATGTAGGTCTGCCTATGTTAGACATACGTAGCTTGAACTCGTCACGTGGACCAGAGTTAAACTGTTTGTCTAAAGCAGACTTAACATCGGAGGCAACCTGATTGGCTACCTCCTCTGTCATAGTAGCTTCACCAGACATAGCCTTCTGCAAAAAGCTGAAGACTTGTAGTTCAGCAGGGTGGTTCATTATTCATCCACCTCTACAAAGTCATTGTTTAGTATCTCTTGTACCAAAGATTCATCTTCATCCTTGTGACCTTTTGCACGTTCATGGTGTAGATCTAAAATCTTACCATTACTGTACTCAATAAGTTCCAAGAAGTCCTTGAGCATATCATTGTCTGAAGAGATTAATTCTACAGCATCGCCCAAGGAGGCACTGATCTTACCAAACTTAGCACCAGTAGGTATGCTATCTTCCACACCTTCTAGTTTTATAGTAGACATGATAGGTAACATGTTCTTCTTTTTAAGATTACCCATTACACCATTGATACTCTTCAAGCTATCACGGTTCTTGACATCCAATACAAATGGTACGGACTCGACTGCAGATACAGGCTCACCTTTCTCATTCATAGGACTATCAAGACTGACTGTGCCGTAGTAAACTACAACACGCTTGACTGATCGTATCACTTGTTTGATGGCATCGTCCAACGCATTGAAGTCTTCGATGTAGCCACTAGGTCTACCTAAGTTAAACCCACCAATGCTATCCTTCAAGTCACCGTTGAGAGTGTTAGACATCACAGACTTTTCCATCTCTTCAGTATCACTGTTCCAACGTTGCCATTGATTGCGTTGGGCAAAGATACGGACAGTTGCACCCACACTGTAGACTATATCATCACCTGTCTTCAAGGTGAATGCACCTACAGGTACTACCTCTGTCTTTATCATCTTGCCATTGAGATCTACCTCACCCATGATAGGCTGGTGAAGCATTCCCAAACGTGATATACTTGGCGTGTACTCTTGAGCAGGTGCAGAAGATACACCCATAAGTTCAGCCATTGATTGACCACGTTCTGTTGCTATTGCTAATTCATTACTCATTCTATATCCTTTTTTATAGAGTCAAAGAGATCTTAGTTATACACTATATATCAACTGTGTCAAGCCAATTCTTTCCTATTTTTGCTTCTAAAAGCATTGGCACATTCATTTCAATTCCATATGTCTCCTCTATTATTTTGTTTAAATCCTGGTTGAGTGTCCACACCATTGACAAGACTAGATCTTTCTCGTCAGGATGTACATCAACCACCATAGAATCATGAACAGTATTAACTAAACACGACTTCATATGTCGTAAACGTTCATGCATCTCATTCAGTACCACTGGCACTACATCACCTGTAGCAAAGCCCTGCACTGGATAGTTCTTAATCATAGTGAAGTGCGTTGGTACACCACTGTGGCGTCTTGTCACATCAGGGAAAGCATACTGTCTTCCTGATATGTTTGTTATTTTCAAGAAGCGTAGTGCCTCATCAGCTAAGTTCCTGTGCCAGTTAGCTATGCCTTTATACTTCTCGTTGAAGTGTGTGTAGTAGGTTGCTTCAGCTTTCGAGCGTCCATACCCACTCGCACCAAAGAGCGGTGCAAACGTGTGTTCTTTAGCTTCTTGACGTGTTGTTGGTTGCCCTGCATCAGTAATAACTTTTGCTGTGTAAGCATGTACATCGAAACCAGTTGCAATCTCTCGCATCGCTGTTTCATCCTGTGCCAAGAACGCTGCTGTCCTAAATTCGAGTTGTGCAAAGTCGGCCTCCATTATTAATCCATTGTTAAATCTTGATACAAATACTTTCTTTACTGGGAATGTCCCTCCTCTTGGCATGTTTTGCATGTTGGGATTTCTTCCACTAAAACGTCCAGTGGCTGTAATATGCTGCGTAAGTCCAACGTGCAAGAATCCGTTTGCCTTAGTATACGTCCGTATTCCGTTGACAAAAGCAGATAGATAACTGCTGATAGCATTATGACGTTTAAGATCAGAAAGGAAATTAAGAGCCTCGTCCATTCTATTGTTCCTAGCAGTCGCAGATAATACATCTAGTTCATCCTTTCCTGTGTTGAATCCATTAGCACTGACCCACTTCTTGCTTGGTGCAGTAAAGCGTAGCCCTGCTATCTGTTGACTGTCCTTTAGTTTGTATCCTTTTGCATCACAATCTTTGCATTTATTAGGTCTAGCAAACTTCGTTCCATCTTTTTTAAGTCGGTATACTTTACCTTGCCCTTCGCAACTAGGGCAGGTGTATGCCTGTGTCCTGTAGATCGGTGAGGAGTTGGCTGCAACGGCATCCTTAAACTCTTGCTGTGTCTGTGTGAACTCGAAGAGATCAGCCCATTCCTTTTTGTCATGTACTCTTCTGCTGAATAAGACCTGCGACTTCTGTTCAGGAGAGCGTAGGTTGATCGGAGTGTCGCCCATAACTTCCCTGACTTTCTTTTGCAGACGTGTTTCGATTTCCGCTTTCTCATTTTCATACTCCTTCTTTACTCGTTCCAACTCTTGAAGATCGACTTTGAATCCTGCCATATAGATTTCGGTAAGGGTCTTGCAGGTGTTGAAGGTGACTCTTTTGATTGTACTAAGGGAGGCAGCTTCAGGCTTGGCGAAGTCCTTTTCACAGGCATGGAACAACTCACAAGTAGTAAGCAGGTCATGCTCAAGATAGTAGTTAAGTTCATCCAATGGTATTTCATTTGTGTTCTTACCTTCTTTGAAGTATCTTTTGAGGGTGTCATCCTTCTGTATCTTTAGTTGTCTACGTTCCGCACAAGCCTGTAGGCTTAGTCCGTTTCTTTGTCCACGATCTAGTATATACTCAGCAAGCATAGTGTCATAGATAGCACCATCATACCTGAAGCCACACTGCCATAACCACATTAAGTCGTGCTGTGCGTTGTGCATAATTAGTAGCTTGGTATTGTCTAGTGTCCACTGTATATCTAGTCTGTTGAAACCTGTGTCATCTTTAGACTCGTTATGATCCAGTGTCTTGATTGTAAGTGTAGCTTTAGGATCATCAACATCTAGCATACCCACTTGTACCAAATGATTGCTAGGCTCAAAGGGATCACCGTGTACCTTGTCATCACGTTTGGTGATAGTATTTTCTACGTCTAGTACTAGCCTCATGCTGAGTACACCGATCTAGAACCGTCAAGCATACAAGTAATCTTACCTTGGTAGCCATTCAGTTTGTTCTTAGCTATGTTCAAGTATCTTACTGGGTCTTCCTCTTCTCCTTCTGCTTGTTGTGTCTTACCAATGAGTACCATAAGGTCAGCCTCTGCTGCCTTACCTGTCTTACTACCTTCCATCATAGCTTGGTTCAGGTCAGCCCTGCCCTCTGCTTCTGCTGATAGTTGAGACATCCATATCACAGCACAGTCATACTGCTTGGCTATGTTACGTGCATGGATAGCTGCTGCCTTGAGTGTAATGTCTGATCTTTCTGATCTGATGTCAGCAAACTTATCGCCCATGTCTAGTATTACTATGTCAGGCTTCTCAAACTTAACGACTGACTCTACCCAATCCATGCCTTTGCCTGTACTATCCTTAAACTGTATACGCTCAGACACAGGATGGTATCGTTTAGATGCTAGGGCTTTGTTGGTACGTACCTCTTGCATTGTCATGTTGGATGACGCACTGATATAACGTGCAGCTACACGTGTGTACGCTTCCTCATTACAGAGTACAATACACTTAGCACCTTGATGTGCAAAGCCACCCTCTGCTGCTACAAGTGAGGCGTGAAAACTAGTTTTACCAGTATTAGGACGAGCACCAACCAAAACAAGATGACCACCACTGATACCCTCCACCCTACGAGCCAGACTGGATATATTGAATGACCATTTCGATTCAAGTGCCGTTGCATCAAGGACAGTATCAAGACTGTGATCATCCCACTCGACACGAAGATTTGGAGTAAAGTCATCTTTGTATTCCTCTAATAGTTGACGTAAAGGTTCAAGGCTATTCTCTGCACCATTAACAAAGTCAAAGCCCAAGTTAGCTACACGATCACCGACATGCTGTTGGAACAATTGTGATAACGTGTCCTCTGCTATCTCCTCTTTAATAGGTTCAGCTATTTCAATACGCTTGAATAGATCTTCATATGCTGTACGTGTTGCGGTGGTCATGCTTGCATTGATTCGGTTGAACACTGCTTGCAAGTCAGACACAGTTAGGTCACCATCGTAGGCTTCCATAGCTGTATCCAATGCTTGCTTTATCTTACGCACATCTTTACTAAATATTTTATCAGGACAACGTATGCCCTTATGATTATCAAAGAACTCTCTGTTGAGTAGAGTCTTTACCAGTGCTAGTTCCATCATCTTTGTTCATCTCCTCTCGTACTCTTGATCTCGCTCTCTCTGCATCAGTGAATGATCTTATCTGTTCTACAGATCTACCTGTCTCATAGTCTACGATCACACCTGTGTTCCACTTAGCACGTTCCTCTTCTGCGTCCTCCATGTTGTCAAACAACTTAGGCTTTGGGAAGTTTGGAAACACGCTACCTTCAGGCACATACATTATATCTCCATCTACGTCAATAGTTACTGCTAGTTTCATTACATAACTCCTTTAATTTTTCTAAGTCTTCTTCCATCCTATACTTTATGTCATCTATTAAATTCATAGCGGTGGTCTTGTTACCTGTCCACAACTCTATCTCTCTGCGATACTCCACTGTCTTACCAATAGCATCAGGGTCTAAGGCTATGATAACTTTATTGTATTCCTGGATTTTCTCCATGTGTTTAGGACTCAAGCTAGTGCCTAAGATAGCCATAGCTGTGATGTAGGGTAGCTCTTGTGTGGCTATGATAGCTGACACTACATCCTCAACAATAAGTAAGATGTCACCACTACCATGCATGTAGTAATCAGCCTCGCCTGTGTAGCGATACCACTTGGGTTGCTGCTTCTTACCTACTGCTCTACCCACAGCATCTACTATTCTACCTTCATGCTTGATAGGAAAGACTACACGTTCATCCTTCACGTCATACATGGTATCACCAATAGCTATACCCCATCGCCTTACAAAGCGTTGGTGCTTGGTGTGTTGTGCCTTTGGTGACACGACATAAGGTGGTATTTCCATAGTCTCCTTCTCTTTCTTTATGTTTGTGTATGCACGTTGCATCTGTTGTTCCTCTAGTCTTCTATGTATCTCTGCTGCTGTCATGTCTGTGCCATGAATACCACCAACATCACAGCCTAGCTTGAAACAGTTGTACTTTATATCACCTAACATATTCGTAGCTGTGAATGTGTTCTTACCTCTACACTCAGGACAGTCACCTCTATGACGGTCACCCTCTTTGAGTCCAAGGTCAGTGACAAACTGTTTAATGCTAGTCCTCTTCACGTAGACCATTCACACCTCTCATATAAATGTATGTTATCTGTGCAACCTTCTATGTTATATTTGATATACTTTTTTGCATCCTCTTTTGTTTCAAATACCTTATGACCTGTGTAGTTTCTCCAACTATCTGTGTAACAATCATACTCATCATAAGGCAACCTTAAAATATATTTACTCATCTTCCTTTACTCCTCTCGCTGCTAGTGCCTTGCTTGCACCACTAAATGTGTTGACCATGTAAGGCTTGACTGATGCAGCATTCTGGTGGCCTGTCACCTGCATAATACCTGC